GAGGATAATTTTACTCCTTATGTGGGAGCTCTAGGAGAGGTTACTCTAGCAGAAAATGCCAATAAAACTGGTCAAATCACCGTAACGCTGGAAAGCACTTCACCATCAGTGACTTATCTTAATGGATTAGCCAATAGAAAAGGGCAAAACGCTATTATTCCAGCATCGATCATTGACTTAAACAATGGTAAAAAAACAGTAGGCGGTGCTGAATGTAGAGTAATGAAACCAGCGAATTACCAAGCTGGGAAAGAAGTTACTGAAAGAGAATTCAATATCTTTGTAAGTCAAATACAATTTCTATAAAGCACTCTAAGTTAGGGTGCTTTTTATATTAGGAGGAAAAAAATATGAAACGAGAAACAATTACGGTAAACGGTCAAGATTTTCAAGTGCAAGCAATGCCTTTTCAAAGCTATATACAAATAATAGACAGATGCACTAATAAACACGGAGGATTAATGAAAGAGCCTTACATGAACGAACTTTTTAAGCATTGCGTAATAGAGCCTAAAATATCTTTTTCTACTTTCGATGATGATTTTGAGACAGGCATGACGTTAGTTGCAGAAATCGAAAGTTTTTTGCAATCGAAGAAAGTCCAATCCAAGAAAGAGAACGTAGAAAAAGAATAGAAAATGAATGGTTGTTTTGGCGGCCCGTGATGGAGAAACGATTAACCTACACAGAAGCTAGTAAAATGACTAAAAAAGAATTACTTGATGTAAATACTGCTTTAGATATATATATTGAAAAGGTTAATAAGGGCGGTGGAAAATAATGTTAAGAAGTTTAGCTTTTGACATAGGGTTCAATATTCGAGACAGAGATCTAACTAACGCTAATAGAAATGTAGACAGAATGAGAAATAGCGTGACGGATTTGGGCCAAAGGATGCAGAAGGTAGGTAAGGATTTTGCTAACGTAGGTAAAAAACTAACCACAACCCTCACTCTTCCGATTGTTGGAATCGGTACAATGGCTGTTAGAGCTGTTGCAGGTTTTGATGATGCTATGAGTAGTGTTCAAGCTATTTCAGGGGCAACCGCTGATGATATGACAAAACTAAGAGATCAAGCAAAGCAACTAGGCTCCACAACGGCTCATTCAGCAAAGGCCGTAGCAAACGCTATGGAATATCAGGCTTTAGCAGGATGGGAAACCAATCAAATATTAGAGGCTACACCAGGGCTGCTTAACCTTGCTAGTGCTGGAAAACTAGACCTTGCCAAAGCTTCTGATATTGTTACGGATAGCATGAGCATGTTTGGATTAGAAGCCAGTAAAGCTACAAGTGTAGCAGATATGTTTACCGCCACAGCTTCTAGTAGTAACACTAACATAGAACAATTAGGAGAAGCCTTAAAGTACGTTGGTGCCACTGCAAGAGCAGCTGGAATGGACATGGCACAGACTAATAGCGTTTTAGGCGTGTTAGCTGACAGTAGCCTTAAGGGTAGTATTGCAGGAACCACCATGACAGCTATGTTTAACGATCTTACTTCGAAAGTTAAAAACGGGGCGGTACAAATAGGTAAAACAGCGGTGGCGGTCTATGATGCAGAAGGTAACATGAGGGACTTAGCAAGCGTTGTTTTCGATGTAGGCAAAGCCACGGAAGGTATGACAAACGCACAGAGAGATGCGGCACTTAGTAATATCTTCGGCACACAAGCTATGAAGGGTATAAATATCATGTTAGAAACTGGCATAGATAGATATAATGAGTTGTCAGATGCTATCTATGGTTCAGAGGGTGCTTCGGCTAAGGTGGCAGAAATTATGGAAGATAGTTTGGCAGGATCCTTCAGGGCATTAGGTTCGGCAGTGGAAGGTTTAATGTTACAGTTTGACAATGAATTAAAAGATATTGTCGGAGGGTTGGCAAAATCTCTTACAAACTTAGCACAAAGGTTCTCTAATTTAACTGAAGGACAAAGAAAAACGATATTAGTTGTAGGTGGGGTATTGGCTGCTATCGGGCCTTTGGTGTTTTTAATAGGCAAAGTAATTACTACCACAGAAACTTTAATAAGTTGGCTCCCTAAACTCAAGGCAGCGTTTCTCTTATTAACTGGTCCTGTAGGCATAGCAATAATGGCGATAGGTGGCTTGATTTCAATAGGTTATATGCTCTATAAGAACTGGGATGTTTTTAGGGAGAATATTGTTACAGCCGCTCAAGCTATTAAAGATGGTTTTGTTAATTCCTTCACGGAACTTCAAAATAAAGTACTAGGTATATGGGATAAGATTACAGGTGGAATAAAAGGTGCTATTAATTCTATACTAGGTTCTATAAACAAAATGATTCGAGGTATGAATAATATAAAAATAGATATTCCCAACTGGGTTCCTGGCATGGGTGGCAAATCCTTTGGTATTAACGTTCCTGAAATCCCTATGCTAGCAAAAGGTACAAATAATTTCCAAGGCGGTATGGCTATTGTAGGTGAAGAAGGTCCTGAGTTAGTTACTATGCCAAAAGCTTCAAAAGTAACTCCTAACCACAAAACAGAAAAAATGTTAAGTAATTCTAGTACAGTTAATCATTTTTCTCCCAATATAAATATAACAATAGAAGGAAATAATGTCGATAAAGAGAATATAGATAGTATGAAGCAAGAGTTAAGACGACAATTATATCCAATGCTAGAAGAATATTTTAATATGATGAGCAAGAAAAGACCATCATTAACTTTATAGGGGGAAGGAATATGGGATTCTTTGATAGTAAAGAAGATAAGCAAAAAAAAGAATTAGAGAAGTTTATGGAACGGTACCAGTTGGACGATATTAGCCCAAAGGATTTAGAGATCATTAGAAAAATAGCACAGGATTTAGCGGGAAACAATCTATTTAAAGCTGGTATGGCTTTGAGTTTTGCAAAAGCAGAAGAACAGGCAAAAGTAGGTTACTTATCAGCCCTAGTAGAACAAAACTGGATGATTATTAGGAAATTAGATGAAATCAGTAAAAAACTAGATAAATAAGGCACTCAAAAGAGTGTCTTTTTTCATGCCTTAAAAGGTGGTGGTGTAGTGAAAAGAGCAAAGTTAGGTGAAGTAGAACTTGATGTAGTAGAAGTAGAAACTCCCGAGCACCCCAACGAAGTAACAATTCATCCTGTAGAAAAAGGGAGCGAAATAATCGACCATGTTAAACAAAACGCTATTTCTTTTTCTATAAATGGCACGGTAAGCGGTGAAAATGCACCACAAAAATTAAGTCAATTAAGACAGTACAGGGATAATGGAGAGTTACTGACTTATATAGGTAGAAATGCTTTTAGGGATATGGTGATTGAAAGTTTGTCTACTCGCCACGATGCAAGTATTAGAAATGGTTTTAGGTTTTCTATTACTTTAAAACAAGTGAGAATCGCAAAATCCCTAACAGTAGAAATCCAATTACCTGACCCTGTAAGTCCTAAACCTATAGGCACACCAGCTACTACTACGCAAACTAAGAATGTCACCAATAAAGGAACACAGCAAAAGCAGAAAGTTAACATCGATGAAGAAAAAAAAGCGGTCATAGAAAGTGGTTACGATGTAGAAGTTCAAAGACTGAAAGTAGCACAAAGGCAAAAATCAGTTCAAGTTGCTAATAGGCTAGACGGGAGGTTAGGTTTGCTATGATTGAGTACATTGAAATAGAAAAAGAACTAATCCCTTATCAATTCAACATACAACTTGAGGGGGTTACCTTTACTCTTGGAGTCAACTATAATAGCGAATTTGACTATTTCACATTAGACCTTTACCAAAATGGAGAAGTTATTTTGTATGGTGAAAAGGTGGTATATGGAAAACCTCTATTCACAAACTTTCTACATCTTAACATACCTGGCGAATTAATCGTACCACTAGACCTTACAGAGCAAGAAACAAGAGTGACGTATGAGAATTTAGGCGAGAAAGTATTTCTTTATGTTTTAGAAGGTGAAGTCGATGGGTAATTTATTTGGAAGAAATATAGAGTTATTTATAAGCGATAAAAAATATACCAACAAAGATTTCGATATAAATTTCGATGTAAAATTTGACGATGATCCCGAACCTAATCTTTCAGCGGTAGAAATCTACAATCTAAGCCAAGAAACTATAAGTAATATTAAAAAAGGTTCTAAGATTATCCTTAATGCAGGATATCAAAAAGACATAGGCACAATTCTTTTAGGAGTGGTGGAAGAACACAGTACCGCTATAGAAAGAACAGACAAACTAACGAGATTATATGTTGGTGACGCTTCGAATAAATGGCTCAACACTACAGTAAATAAGTCCTTTAAAACAGGCATAAAAGCATCACAGGTACTAAGAGATACCCTGCAAGGTTTCGGTCTTGAAATAGGGGAAATAAGCCTCGCAAATGACATAGTTTATACTAACGGCAAGGTGGTTAGTGGCATGTTGCAGAAGGTTGTTAGAGATATAGCTTCAGAAACAAATAGTAAGTTTTACATTAAGAATGGCATAATCTTTATTAGGCCATACAACAAAGGGACAGAAACAGGGTTTTTATTAAATTCTTATACGGGCCTCATAGGTAGTCCTGAGAAGATCGAAACTGACGATGGAGAAGGATGGAAAGTGAGGATGTTGCTTAATCACAGAATTAATATTGATAGTCTTATCCGTATCGAAAGTAGAATAGTCAAAGGTGATTTTAGAGTAAAAAAAGGAAATCATGCAGGTGATTTTATTACAGAAGCGGAGGTTTATTCCATATGAGTGATTTTATTAAGTTTATAGATAACGTAATAGAAGAACGATTAGCAGACCTCCACACCTGTATGCTATGCAAGGTAACTTCCACTACTCCTTTAACCGTACAACCCATCCCAAAACGAAAATACAAAGACGGTAGGGTGGAAAATTACCCTATCATAACCAATCCTTTAACCCTTAAAAACATGGTCTTAGAAGTGGGAGATACAGTAGTGGTGATATTTTCAGAAAGGGCATTGGATGGTGTGGGAAGCAGGAAACACGATCTTACGGATGCCATTGTAATAGGAGTGATATAATGAAAACCTTTAAAATCGAAGATGGAGATATTCTCTTCGATGGACAGAACAATATTGCTATGACATATGGTAAAAACGAGGAAGTGCAGAGTATCGAAAGAGTATTAACCACTAACTTAAACGAGTGGTTTTTGAATGCGGAACACGGATTTGATTATTCGGTTGTGCAAACTAAACAGGTTGATGAAGAAGGCATAAGATTAGAAATTATTAGAGCTATTAGTCAGGACCCAAGGGTGCAAGAAGTCGAAGAAATTAACCTGCAATTTGAAAGACAGAATAGAAAGCTTAATATTAATTTTAAAGTGAAAATGCAGGATGGCACTATAAACGAAGGACAGGTGGTGGTATAATTGTTTGGATTAACACCGCAAGGATTTAAGCGTAAGCGATATGACGATATTATCGAAAGTATGAACACAAGGGCAAGGAATTTGTTTGGCGAAGACGTAAACCTTAGTGAGAGAAGTCCACTAGGGTTATTTTTTAGGGTAACAGCATGGAGCACAGGCATATTGTGGCAGCTAGCTGAAAAAGTTTACCACAGTGGCTACATGGATGAAGCTGAAGGAATACAAAAGGACAAAGTAGCAAAGAACTTAGGAATACAAAGATTATCAGCACAAAGGGCAACCGGTAACGTTGTTATCAAGGGCGATCCTGGTACAATTATCCCTTTAGGTTTTATGGTGGAAACGCAGGAAGAAATACAATTTGAAACCACGGAAGAAAAGGTGATAGGTTCCATAGGAGAGGTTACAATCCCCATACAGGCGGTTATTGCAGGAATAGAGGGTAATGTGCAGGGTAGCACTATAACGAAGCTTGTAAACCCCACTATAGGGGTAGAAAGTGTAAATAACTCTTTGTCGACAACAGGAGGTAGGAACACTGAAACTGATGCAGAGTTTGTAGATCGGTACTATCAATCTCTTGCTAAAGGCGGTGCATCTACCCCAGATAGTATTAGGGCAAATCTCCTACAACTTCCAGGAGTGAGGGCAGCGGCTGTGATAGAAAACAATACCATGGAAACCGACCCTGTAGGTAGACCTCCGAAAAGTATTTCTTGTTATGTGTTAGGTGGAGAAAGAGAAGCTATTGCAAAAGCTATACTAGATACAAAAGCAGGAGGAATAGAACCATTCGGAACCGAGGAAGTTGTTGTAAAAGACTTGGCAGGACAACCAAAATTAATACGATTTACTTTTGCTAATGAAGTGTTTGTCTACTGTAGAGTGCAAATTACCAAAAGTCCTAGTTATCCTTTAGATGGCGACAAACAAGTGCGAACAGCTATCTTAAAATACATCGGTGGCACTGATGAGGATAACAATGTTTACACCGGTCTTAATATGGGGCAAGGCGTGATTTATAACAAGATTGTAAATGCTATCTTATCCATTCCGGGTATAGAGGATTTCAACTTAGAAATTGCCCCTAATAACAGCGGTTACATGAAAGCTAATATTCCTATTTCATCTTCACAAGTAGCGGAAACAAGATGGGATAAGGTGGTGGTGACAAGTGCTTAAAAGTCTTTTGTACCGCCTTACAGACAACTATAGAAAAGACCCTAATAGTAACATAGGAAAACTATTAAATATAGTAGCTGGTGAATTGGAAGAAGTTAAAGAAACCCTAGAAAAAATTGAAGAATGGCGTGATATTGATAAGGCAGAGGGCATGGCTTTAGACAAAATCGGTATTAATGTGCAGCAATTTCGAGGGGTTGCTAACGATGAAATATACAGGATATTGATTAAGTCTAAAATTGCCAGCAACCTTAGTAAAGGCGATATTAATACGATTATAAGAGTGTTGGCTCTGTCTCTTGATACAGAGGTGGAAAACATCAAAA